GGTTTCATCATCACTCACAAAGTTAGTTCTATCTGAACACGCTATTATTAAGACTGTGCTGTTTGGGTAAGTCTTATCTAAATGTTGTTTTAGCGTGGTGCTAATATGATCACCGTTTTTAGCTATATAGTCAACACACTCTTTTTGACTAACAAACATATTGCCTTTGTACTCTAAGTTTTCTACTTGACCGTTAAACAGTATAGTAGCAAATATAACTATCATACTCATGTTATATCTACAATCTCACAGCTATCGCCTGAACAAGCGAATGTCTGAGAAGACTGTGTGTTATCTTCCTTCTCATAACTTTGAAACTTACTCCAATCTATATGTCCGAACTTACTGCTAAACTCATTGTATACCTCTTCTGTACACTCTTGATAGGGTGCTTGCTGATAAGTATGATCGGAGTGTGGTAAGAACGATACACCTGACATCTCGTCAAAGTGTTTGAATACAAATGCTCCTACTTCCATCCACTCATCATCACGCACAGAGATGGTCACTGACGGCTTGTGTTCACACCAATGCCTTTGGTATGTGAGCCACGTTTGTAGCTGTTCTATGGCTGTCATATCGTCTCTCATCACGGACTTTCGAGGTGACTTCATAGGAAAGCTAAACACCATGTTGGTATCAGGCTTCATCACATCAGGTTCGCTTGGCACACCACTGTCTACCATGAAGTTAGTAAGAGGATCTTTATTATCGCCCCTAACGGTACGAATATAATAATTGCTATGGCGAGGGTGGATACCACTGCTTGAGTCCACAAGCTGTGATACTGTCCCACTTGGTTTGACACAGGTGATTGCTGTGCTTTGTGGGATTCCAAAGATTGCTGCCCACTCTTTGTTTGTTTCGACTGCGACTTCTCTGAGTGCTGTAAGTGTTTTGTCAAGTCCATGTTTCTTTCCACTAGTCAGTTCGTTATCCATTATCCCTGTAAGGCTAACACCTAGTAGTCTCTCCTCTTCAGTGTTGTTCTTCCATACCTTACGCAGATAAGGGAACTTAGTTAAGGTAGACTGTGCTGTACCAAGTATAGTCGCAAGCATTACCTTCCTCTTCAGATCTTCAAACTTATCTTTCTCTCGTATCACTACTTCCGTTAAGTTACAGAACTGATAAGGTCTAAGTATTATTTCACTGCAAGGATTAGTACCAAACTCATGGTCAGCATCTCTCCTGCCAAACTTCTTTGCCTGTTCCTTTGCAGATGTTCTATTAAATATGCCACGCTCTCCTGACTTAGACTCCACAAGAGATGTCCACTCACGTAGGAATGTCTCACCATCAGGCTTGGCTGTGTAGCATACAGAGTTGTTAGCCAATGCCATCTGTGGTGTTGTCTCCCACCACTGTCCTGACTTAGCGTGTCGCATACGTCCATCAGATAGATTAGACAAACTAATCATAGCAGACCTACGCACACCACCTGACACTACAACTTCTCCAACCTTGCACATTAAGTTGTGACAGTCGTAACTTGACAATTTGCGTCCCACGTTTTCCTTAAATAAAACTGTTGTAAAGTTAAATAAATCAACCAAAGGTCCTGGACCTGACGCTCTACCACCAAATATCTGTAGCCTAGAACCTGCAGGTCTAATCTTTGATACATCCCAATGGGGAGACTCACCCATATAAAGGTGTCCTATCAGTTTGCGTAGTGCTTTTGCCCATCCTTCTTTGCTATCCTGCACCTCTATAACAGTGTTCACCTGCTCTATTGTTTGTGGTATCTCAGGTAGTTGATCAACGTACTGTCTCTCCACAGAGAACCCAACACCTGTACCACACAACAGTATATACATCGCTTCATCAAAAGACTTTGGATCATCAACAGGTAGATAGCTACAGTTATACCCTGCAGTGTTGTCTCGCTCAAGGGCAAGACCTGCTGTCATCAATGCTCTCATAGATGGCATAACTTCTAGTTTAGTTATAGCATCTTTTAACTGTGGTATAGGCAAGTGTCCTTTAACTTTTAACGACATAAAGTCAACGTACCTGTTGACAGTTTCTTCCCATGTTTCTCTTCTGTTTTCGTTTGGTAGCCACCTAGCGTACCTAGATATAGCTATAAATTTTTGATAGTCGTTCATAGTCTTGTCACCTTTATGCTGTTAATTTCAATGTCGTCAATGTCGTAAAGAAGATCTTTAACTATATCAGATATAACTTTTTCGCCTTCTTTTTTCTTAGATGCTGCATCGCAGGTTACAGGAAGATGACTAGACTCATCGTCTATCTCTACCTCTGCTGTAATTTTAAACTTCATCCTAGCATACTCCTGTTATCAATATCTCTAATCATTGCTTTAAGATACCACTCTGCCTTTTTTAAATCTTCAATGCCGTTTTTGTAGCGCCAACGATGGAGATATTTTATCACATTACCCTGACAATAGGAAGAAAACTCTCCGTTTAATTGCTGTCGAATATAGTCAATACACTCCATGCCACCGTTGTTGTAGTGTGGAGGGCTGTTAACTGTGTCTACTTCCATTTGCTCAGTGTCCCTAGTTGTATTCGCTTCTTCTTTTCTGTCAACCATTTTTTAGGTATCTCCTTATCTGTCCATTTGAATCCGTATTTGTCACACCAATCACAATACCTAGTCTTTGATCCTTTGTTGATAGCGTTGTATGCGTTCTGAAATAGAAAGCGTATATCTAACTCAGGATACTGCTCCTGTATTAACAAATGTTTTACTCTGTCTCTTGGTCTGAACCACCCTTTCGCCTCAATAATAATACCATTGTTAAGAACAAAGTCAGGCTTATAGAGTCTAAACATTTGTACTGCGTATCTGATGGACATCTTTTCATATCTAATCCTTTGCTTGAGGAGGCGCAACTCTTTAGCTACGCTCTCCTCAAACTTGCTCCTAAATTGTATCTTGGGCATCAGCTAACTTTACATAGTTTATCAACGGTGGGTTAGCTGACTTAGAAACTTTTGATGGTAGAACTTTAAGATCCCAACACTTATCTCTGTAAGAACAGAAGCTACACTCAATGCCTAGCTTAGTATTACCACTAGGTTTGCCATAGTAAGTTTCTGCTACAGGTTCATAGCATCGCTCAAATGGCTCGTCATTATTTATGTAGTCTATAGTGTTTTGTATCTTCCCCATCTCTTCTTCAGTATCTACATTACTAGCACTGACATATTTAAAGTTTCCGTTTGCCTTGTTTATAACCCACCATCCACCGACAGGAACACCTTTCGCTTTTGCGTAGCCAACGAGTTGTGACACATACCCAAAGCTGTCTTTGCTCTGTAGTGTTTCAAAGTCTATGAATTTGTTTTCGTATGCCCAAGGAGAGGCTGACTTAACATCGTCAACCTTTCCATTTAATACAAGATCGTATGTCCCATCAACAGACATATCCTTCAGCTTTAGTGACACCTTTTCACTATCGCCAAACTCTACTTTGGATGCTCTCAATAGCCCCTTGAAAACAGCCTCAATGATATCCCCCAATATCATGTTGATGAGAAAGTAGGGAGAATCAGAAATCTTTTGATCAGGATGGTTCTTATCAAACCATAGCTGACACTTCTTACGTCCAATGTTAGACATACGAAGTCTAAACTTCCTCTTCTCCCCTGAGAATTGACGACTCAAAGCATCCCTTACATCCTTGGACACGAGGTCAATAGTATCCTTACCCATACTAGCTTTGCCTAGCATAATGTTTTGTAAGAAAGAATGAATCGCCACTTCTGCAGGATGGTTCATAAGCTACTCCTCAATCTCAACAATCTTGGAGGCGATATCGTCTTCCTGATCAGACAGTTCCTCAGGTCTACGATGCTCCTCCCACTTGCTGATTGTTATTGAGTTCATAGCCTCAACCCACTCAACAAAGTTATTCAACACCTCTTGGTCATCAGTGGTAATCTCTACTACTTTACCTAGAGTAGGCTTCAACACAGCATAAGTTGCGCCACTAGGTATACTCTTTACTTCTGAGCCAAGATGTAACAGGTGCTGAATGGGAAGCCTGTTCTTTCTCTGAATCTGATTAAACATATCGGTCATAGCCTTGAAGCTATCCCTATTTTTAATCCTCATCAGAAAAGGAAACTCTTTAACATCCACAGGTTTACCATCGGCATCCTTAGCTTTGTCGAGTTTACACAGACCGAATACAACCTTGAACCTATCAACAGATCGCATAAGGTCTTGTGTCTCTTGTGGCAACGCCTTGAAGTCCTTGACATAACCTGAAGGTCTACCACAGTTGAACGTACCGTAGTTGTCCTTCAGATCGCCATTCAAAGACGTTGCCATTACAGTTCGCAACATTCTCCCTTCCCCCCCATCAGGCTTTTGATAATGCTTATCATAGCGCTGAAACTGAAAGCGTTGCATAAAGGGACGGATCGTCACCTTGTCACTGTAATATATTGTATCGTCAGGGAAGGTCACAGAGAAAGCACCTACTTTGACTATAGCTACTTCCATAGCCTCGCCCTCTACTTCCTTTGTACCCATCACGTTCTGATGAACTTGTTTGATCTCTGCTAAAGCTGATGTGCTTTTTGCAGGAGCGTTTGACATCCCCATGATTTCTGCCAAGTCAGCAGGGGATTTACCAATTATGTCTAATGCGTTTTCCATATGTGTTTTTTACTCCTATTATATTAAACGAATATTATCAGACTACATCTTTAACGTCAAGCCAATTATCACCTATTTTTGATTCTAATAATAACGGAACATTGACATCGATATTATAGTAGGATTCTACTATTGCTTTTAAGTTTTTATTTACACTATCTATAATCCCTAGAACGTCCTTCTCCTCTAAAGGATGAACATCTAAGACTACAGAATCATGCACACTATTTACTAACATACTCTTGTAACCATTTAATCTAGTCTCTATCTCCAACAATACAAGAGGAACTATATCTGCTGTGGCAAAACCTTGAACAGGATAGTTTTTAATCATGGTAAAGTGTGTTGGAGTTCCACTTGCCCTTCTCTCTACTTCAGGGAAAGCATACTGCCTACCTGAAGGTATCTTTATTCTGCCAAGATTGATAGCCTCATCCCCTAATTTTTTGTGCCACTTGGCTATCCCTTTATATTTATCCATAAAGTGTGTGTAATATTCTGCCTCAGCTTTTGTTCTACCAAACCCTGTAGCTCCGTAGAGAGGCGCAAAGGTATGTGCCTTAGCTTCTTGCCTAGACGTAGGTTGCCCTGCCTCAGTGATGATCTTTGCCGTGTAGGAGTGGACATCAAATCCTGTGGACACTTCTTCCATAGCAACTTTGTCTTGCGATAATAATGCTGCCACCCTAAATTCTAGCTGTGCAAAGTCTGCCTCTAGTATCTTACCTTTCATACCAAACGCACCACCACTCCACCGTGAGACAAACACCTTCTTAACAGGGAACGTACCACCTCTAGGCATATTCTGCATATTAGGATTGCGTCCACTGAAACGTCCTGTGGCTGTGACATGCTGTGTAAGACTAACGTGAAGCATACCATCGTCTTTTGTGTAGTGTTCTATGCCATCAACAAAGGCTGAGAGATAACTTGACACAGCACTTTGTCTCTTTAGGTCTGTCAAAAATGCCTCTGCCTCTGACATCTCCATAGCCTTGGCTATATTGATAAGCTGTTCAAGGTTTCCCTTGCTTGTAGAGAACCCATTAGCACTGAGCCACGCTTTTGATGGAGGAAAGAACCCTAGTCCTGCCATTTGTTTTAGCTTAGTAAGCTTATACCCTCGTGTATTACAGGCTGTGCATCGATTTGGTTTGGCAAAACGTGTTCCATCCTTTTTAGTTTTGAACACCTTGCCCCTTCCGTTGCAAGCTTGACACACACTAGCCTTTGTTTTAACCATCATAGCACTATTGTCCTTGACAGCCTGTTTAAATTCTTCTTTGTCCTCCACGTTTTCAAAGACAACTGCCCATTTTTTCTTGTCGTACAGTATCCTAGAGTAAATAACTTGGCTGACCTGCTCAGGAGAGTTAAGATTTATAGGTGTGTCACCCATTAAGTCCTTGACTTTTGCGTTTAACCTGTTTTCTATCTGCAACAACTCGTCCTCAAACTGTTTTCTCACCTCTTTTAGTGCCGTTTTGTCTATGCTAAAGCCATTCATGTACATTTTGGTTAAGGTTTTGCACACTTTGTTAGTGGTATCTCTTACATTTACCAAGGATTCCGACTCAGATTTGTTGTACTCATCTAGTAAACGCCAATATAAAGACCTAGTAACCTTTAAATCCTGCTCAAGGTACATCGATAGTTCCCCTAAGGGTATCTCATCCGTCTGAAAACCTCTTCTAAAGTAATCCTTTAGTGTATCAGACTTCTTCATGTCTAAATCGTAGCGTATTGCACAGTTTTCCAGGCTGACAGAGCCTCTCTGACCACGCTGTAGTATGTAATCTCCAAGCATTGTATCAAAGATTTCCCCATCATACTTAAAACCACACGCCCACAACCACTGCAAGTCATACTGTAGGTTATGCCCTATCAATAACGTGGTATTGTCAAGCACTCTTTGTAGTCTTTGCTGTGCATCATCGTCCTCTATGACCTTCTCCTTATGATCAAAAACAAAAACTGTTTTCTCCTCCTCCCTAAGATGATCCATAATACCTACGAGTGTCAAAGAATTGTCAGGCTCAAAAGGATCTAGGTGTACTTTGCCGTTACGTTTAGTTGTCGTGTTTTCCACATCAAGTATTATCTTCATGCTGAGTACCTTCCTGTTTCTACATCTAGCTCAACATGGACTGCACCATGCCAACCTGTTAACTTGTTCTTGGCTAATCGAATGTGTCGCTGAGGATCGTTACTGTCCTGCCCTTCAATGTCAGGGTTCTTACTAAGTAATAACATTAAATCTGCCTCTGCCGCCTTCCCTGTCTTACTGCCCTCAAGCATAGATTGATTTACATTTATCTTCCCCTCAGCCTCTGCTGATAGTTGGGACATCCAAATGATAACGCAATTATACTTTTTGGCAATGTTTCTTGCGTGAATTGCCGCCTCTTTCAGGTATATATCTGATCTTTCTGACCCTGCTGTTGCAAACTTGTCACCCATATCAAGCACAATGATGTCAGGGTTTATACTTTTAGCAAGCTGTTCCACGTAATCCATGTTCTTATCCGTAGCATCCTTTATAGATAAGAGATTTCTCAGAGGATCGTATCTCTCTAGTGCCAACTTCCTGTTCTCTAACACCTGATCGCTAGACATGTTTGACTTACAGTACAGGTATCTCAGACCAACACGCTTGTATGCCTCCTCATTACACAGCACAACACATCTTGCTCCCTGATCTATAAAGCCACCCTCAGAGGCAATAATACTAGCGTGAAAGGATGTCTTACCTGTATTAGGTCTAGCACCCACTATAACAAAGTGACCACCACTCAGCCCCTCCACTCGCCTACGCAACGAGGGTATATTAAACTTCCATTGAAACTTTAAGTTAAGATGTTCGACTAGTGTGTTGAAAGATATATCGTCACCCTGAAACCTAAAGCTAGGTGTAAAGTCGTCCTGATAATTATCCAAGATATTTCTAAGAGGCTCAAGGTTATTCTTTGTACCATTCACATAGTCAAACCCTATGTTGGCTACCTCTTCCCCAACCATCTGCTGAAACAACTTAGACAAAACTTCTTTAGCTATATCGTTGTTCATTGGCTCTTCCTTAGACAGC